CCTCGTTTGCTTTAGAGGCAACGAACTGTGTCATCGACAAATACGGGCGTATCGGTTCCAGAAAAGGTTGGATAAAGGCAACATCGGCAAATGCTGATTTAGGGTCCGCTACGCTCGACACCATATCGGAATTGGTGACTAACGACGGTACCCGGTATATCTTGGGTGCGGGAAATAACTTACTGTTCCTTTTCTCCGGCGGGGCGCTAACCAAACTGACCTATGGCGGCGGAGGTGTAGCCCCGACGATCACCGCGTCGAACTGGCAGACCGCCATGCTCAACGGCGTGCTGGTATTCTTCCAGCGCGGGCATGACCCCCTGATCTTTGAGCCGTCAATCTCCACAACCCAATACCGTCGATTGAGCGAACGAGCGGGCTATACGGGAACCGTCTTGCCGGCCCACACCGCGGTTAGCGCCTATGGGCGCATCTGGTGCGCTGACACGACCACCGACAAGAACACGGTCCAGTGGTGCGATACCATCGCGCCGGGCGCATGGACTGCGGGCAGTTCCGGCACCCTCAACCTGCTCGGCGTATGGCCCCAGGGCGGCGATGAGATTGTGGCTCTGGCCGCGCACAACAACTTCCTGGTCATCTTTGGGAAGAAGCAGACGCTCTTGTACAGCGGGGCCAACACCCCGTCCACGATGGCATTGTCGGACTCCATCTCCAACACGGGTTGTATCGCCAGAAAGAGCGTCCAGAATACGGGCGATGACGTGCTGTTCCTGTCGGACAGCGGTGTACGGTCACTGATGCGGACGATCCAAGAGAAGTCTGCGCCCCTGCGCTCGGTCAGCAAGAACATCAGAACCGACTTGCAAGACTACATCACCGCAGAGACTATGGACCTAATCCGTTCGGTCTACTCGCCAACGGAGGCTTTCTACCTTTTGACGATGCCAACGTCTTCCATTACGGTCTGCTTTGACATGAAGCAGCCGTTGCAAGATGGCGCAAGTCGGGTGACGGTATGGAACAGCATCTTACCCAAGTCTATGCTGTACTCCAGCACTATGGCGCTCTACATGGGCATGGCGGGGTATGTTGGGACGTACAGCGGCTATCTGGACGATGTAACCAGCTACCGCATGTCGTACTACACGACCTGGGTGGACTTCGGTACACCGTCACAGGCGTCTATTCTGAAAAAGATCATGTTCACCATCGTCGGCGCGTCGAATCAATCGTTCGTCATCAAGTGGGGTACAGATTTCACCTCCTCTATCGGAAGCTCTACCGTTGCGCTGTCCGGGCTTACCACCGCGGCGCTGTACGGTGTCGCAGAGTACGGGTTGGCTGAATACGCCGGATCAGTATCGACTAACGTCGTATTCGTCAATGCAGGCGGCGTCGGTAAGGTGATTCAGATCGGGTTTGAGGCGCAGGTCGAGGGCAATCAAATCTCGATCCAGAAGATTGACATATTCACGAAGAACGGGAGATTCTAATGGTAACCTACGTCAAAATCACAGATTACGCCACCAAAGACGCGCTGCTCACGGGCAACCCCATCAAGGTGGTGAGGGGTACAGAACTAGGCGCAGAGTTTGACTCTATCGCTACTGCTGACGCGACGAGCCTAAAGTCAGGCGCAGCGGCATCGGTTAGTAGTATCACTGACTCAGGCGACCTCACCTTCACAGGCACCGGATCACTTATCCAAGCGCCAACAAATCCTATGCTATTCACTGTCAACGGAAGTGAGAGGATGCGGATTGATACCAGTGGGAATGTTGGGGTTGGTGTTTTAGCGAGCTCAGTTTCTACACAGTTTTCAGTTGGTAATTCTACAGACGCTGTACAACTATTTGCTGCTGCTGCGGTCTCTACACTTAGGCTTGGGGATTGGACTGCTGCAGGTGGTGCATCAGCAAAATGGACGTATGACAGGGCAACAGGTGTCACAGCCTTCTACAACGGAACTAGAGATACCCCTGTAGAGAGGATACGGATTGATACTAGCGGGAATGTCCTAGTCACAAACTCAGGCGGTCTAGGCTACGGCACAGGATCAGGTGGCACGGTTACTCAGGCTACATCGAAGTCAACTGCTGTGACGCTGAATAAGCCAACAGGTCGGATTACTATGAATAGCGCTGCCTTGGCTGGTGGGGGTATAGTATTTTTTACGTTGAACAACTCACTTATATCCATTGGCGATATTTTAGTAACTAATGTAATTGGTAATGCTGGAAATTATAGAGTTAGGGTTGAGTGCGGTAATAGTGTTGGAGCGACCCTTATTTTTGTTGATAATACAACTGGTGGCTCACTTTCTGATGCTATTGGTATCCAGTTCGCAATCCTTAAGGGGGCAATAGCATGATTCTCAAATCAGTAATCCACTACGCTGATACCAACTCAGTCGAAGCCACTTGGGTTGATACTAAAGAGCATGTTGTCAAGTGCCACTCATACGCAGATGTGCAGATGAACATGCTACGCGCTGATCTTGGCGCCGATGCTGCTGAATACGCTGATCTGATCGCAACGGTTGAAGCCAATATCAAGCCCGTTGTGATCGTGCCACCTACACCGCTCGAACAACTTGCCCAACTGGATGCAGCGAACATGTTGACCCAACGCAACTTAAGAGACTTCATACTTCTTACAGTGGAAGCGTTGAAGCTAGGTCAACCGATTGACTTGTCTCCCGTCCTTGGAATATCCAAAGTGATTGCTGTTGAGGCGCAAGCTGTAGAGCTACGCAAGCAATTGTGATCTCCCTTCTCACGCTCTTACTGTTCCCAATGGCGATTCAGTATGAGAGAAAAGGGGCATGGCAACTACTGTTTCCGCTGTACCTTCTTACGGCACTTCTAGACACACTAGCCAACTACACCGAAGTGTCTCTACTTTGTATGGCATGGCCTGAGAAGGGCAAACCTACGGTTTCGATGCGAATCCCTGCGCTGCTGTTCAATCAAGGTTGGAGAGGAAATCTAGCATTTTATGTTGCGAAGTATCTTAACTACTTTGCACCTGGACACAACCACATCAGTGAGGTTCTATGAGCGAACTGACCAAATCCGACTTTGCCGAGCTAGGTTCACAAGTTGAAAAACAGATAGACATTCAAGTGGACAGAATGCGGCGTAGGACCGACAACGGACAACACTGGACACTTGATAAGAAGGTTCCTATCGGACTCATGCTAGCTCTAGTCGCTCAGTTCGCTCTAGGTGTTTGGGTAGTGGCTAATGATCGAGCAGAGGTAAACAGCAAAATTGCACTCATAGCAGCAGACGTGAAAGTGCTTCACGAGACTGACTTAGAGACACGCGACCTACTTAGGGAAACAGTTCAACGCATTAGTGTGGCGATTGAGAAAATGGACGTAAAGCTTGAACGTCTGATGGAACGCAAGTGAAGTTCAATGACATCAAAGTCGACGATCTGAGGTGGACAGAGCGTGAGCAGATTGTGTTCGCTCACCTTTTCCGCCAGCGCGATCTGTACATTGATGCCAAAAGACTGTTCGAGGCTCATGGGGTCAATAAAAGTATCTGGATCATGGCGAACGTGTTGGATGCTTTTAACAACCCTGCGCCAGATTCAAAGTCCATGATCTTTCGGGAGTTGCTATGAATCATCCATACACCATCACACCCCACAACCTGACGCAACAGCTTCAAGCATTGCAAGAACTGTTGGACAAGCGTGATAAGGCGTGGAAAGAACAGTGGAAAGATACCGAACCAACGGATCAATGCACCGCATTCGATGATGACGAGTTGGATGAGATTCGCAAGATTGAAAGGAAAAGATGATGGACTTCGATTGGAAGAAAACCCTACCCTTCATTGGCGCTCTCGCAACAGGTGGCGTCCCTGCTTTGGTGATGGCTGCGGCTGGCGCTTTGACTGATGCTCTCGGCACACCTGTTGACCCAACGCAAGCCGGGATTGACACGGCAATGAAGAACGCCACACCTGAACAACTGGCAAAGCTCAAGCAGATTGACGCTGATTTGAAAACAAAGATGCGCGAGTTTGATGTGCAGGAAAAGCAGATTGATGCCACCACGGACCAAGCCTATCTAAAGGACCGTGATTCATCCCGCAACATGCAGGTTGCTACCCACTCAAACACCCCAACGGTTCTCACGTATCTGATTACGTCAGGTTTCTTTGGGATTCTTGGATGGATGCTTTACGATTCTTCAGTGGTCAACTCACCGCCCCTGTTGATCATGCTGGGAACGCTCGGGACAGCATGGACAGCTTGCGTGAGCTTTTGGGTAGGAACTACAAACTCTAGCCAACGCAAAGATACCCTACTGGCTAACTCGACTCCGTTGAAGTGAGAAACATCATTCAAATCCCTCCAACGCCTCTTTCAGCGCAGTCAGTGTTGCTAACACAGCTTTATCCTCGTGGTGTACGGTCATTTGATT